CTTGTGCCTGTTAAGATCGACCTCCTTCCCGTCTTCTACTGCGACGGATAAGTCACAACGACCTAATAGTTGTAGTTGTATACGTTCTACTTTCTTTTTAAAGTACCGCTGTCTAACTACGAAACCAGAAGGGGTCGTCCATTCTATATAGCTTTCTCCTCTACGTATAGTCTTACCAATCTCATTCTCGATCCATCTCATAACTGACATCGGCCCGGGCACAACTGCCTGCATAGCCTGACGAACTGATTGAACGATGATTGTGAGATCGTCTTTGTCTACCTCGACACTCTTCTCTTTGAGTGCGTCTTTGATATACGACCTATTGGAGAAAGGTTTAGCGTTGTATGGTATAGTCATAACAGTACGCTTTACACATTTACGATCCCAGACAGAACGATACTTCTCTGGAATGTAAGGCTGTGAAACCTTGGCGACCACAGCATAGGCATCTTGTGGTCTTTCTGATGGTACTACATTTACCAACAGTGCAGTTGATCTGTCACGAGCTAAGCCTGCAAGTATCTGCAACCCTGAGCAAGTGGCATCAGTAGCAATAGGCAACGAAGTCTGTGTCCTATCGCAAAGTATGCAACAATGATAGTACTCCTCACATGCAGCCAAGAATAACCAAGGCTCATCTGCACCCTCCCAATCACCTAGATTAGTGAACGGATCAGTCGCAACTCGTGAGACAAGTGAGACATTGTTGTGTGTCCAGTCAAGCCTCTCTTGCATAGTAGACTTGTCAAGACCATATGTAGTAGCAACTTGAAAGGCAAGCCAACCCTCTGCACTCTCGTTCAAGTCAACAGCATCGGCGAAGAGCAAAAGCGATTTGCCAAAGTCTGTGTCTTGTGGTGTGAGAAATGCAGGGATAGGATAGGCTCGACCTCTGTAGTCAAACGACCATGGTATGTAGAACTCTCTGTCTTTGAAGCGAGCGACAGCTTCCATAGTCATACGTGTGCGACAGGATCTCTTGAACTCTGCTGCTCTCTTGTTCATGACCTCTGCCGCTGATCTGCGATACGCCTTTCTCGACTCTTTGTTAGTCTCAATGTCAACTGGTTTGGGTGGGAGGTCATAATGAACAATCGGTAGAAACTTACCCACACTTATCCCCCTGTCTTGTAACAGCGTAGCGACATTGACTACGAACGGGTTTAACCGATATTTTACCTGTTGTATTTTGTTGAGAAAAGCAAGTGGGATTTCCCCCTGTATTAGTGCGTGATCGCCTCGTCGAACGAGCTCATGTCCGTGCATCACCTCATTAAGAATATATCCGCCGACTTGCTCGTTAGACCAGTCGCGTGGAGGCACTAGCATCGGCCATGCTAACGGGCTGAAAAGCTCTGCATTTGCCATTACTTCATCCTTGATGTCCATAAACTCAGCTGTTGGAGCTATAAACACAGTGGTCTTACGGCCTGTGCGAAGGCGTTGCTTGTAGAACCAGCCACTTGATTCCATGATACAGTCGAGTAACCAACCACCTAGCTTGGTGCGTATGCTTGCACTCCAAGATGTCCATGGTGTAACCTTTGCTCTGTTCATCAGCGTCCTGATAACAACTAGCTTTTGGTGTGTACCACAGGCTTTGTGCCAGTAGTTGTCCTTGAGTGTTTTGACGCATGTGACACTCGTCTTCAATAGCTTTACCTATCGTGGTGCATATATTTGTAGCGGTATTACAGCCATCCTTGTAACCAAAGACATTATCAAATGTAACCTTGCATGCGATAGCAGCCGCAGCTAGTGCTTCAATACTTGCGAGGTACTGGTGTATATCTTTGAAGGCAGCTCCATACTTACCTTGATGTATTTTCTTGTTGGTATTCTCAATACGTGCAACCACACGTGGTAGTAGTGCATCAATAGAAGATATACCATACACTGTAGCAGAAGAGTACTGCTGTTGTTCTAGCTTGTAGGTTTGATCTTGTAATCTTTTAAGACCTTGTTTAATCTGTGACCGTTCTAAGTTGACCTGTTCCGTGATTTGGTCTTCCGTTATATGTATCTGCGAGTTCATCTTGCACCTGTGCTAGTAAGTGTTTACGTACTTCCTCGTAGTGAGGGTGTTGTTTGCTAAGCATCTGTAATGCTTGATTGTAATATGTGTACACGTCTGATGGCGGTACTTCATGTGTTTTAGACATAGTTTTCCTTGTCTCCGTCTGTAATGTATTTTTCTGGTTTCATGAACGAGACGTAATCATGTGTACATACAGTAAATTCAGAGTTCATCTCCTTGAGTATTCTGTTTACTCTTTTAGCCGCTGCTGACTTTGAGGTGTAGATATATTCTGTTACCTTATCAGTCTCACAGTTACGTGTACGTATCATGCAGAAAACAGAGGTTGGAAACTCCCATCCGTCCATCTTCCAAGACATAAACTCATCGTAGTCAATAGACTCAAACCATTCTGATGGTGTATCTTTAACTGCTTGCCAGTTGTTTGGGTAGTATCCTTTAGTCATAATTTCTCCTTAATTCGTGTTACGTCTTTGAGTTTGCGTCCATAATATATTTTAGCAATCTCCTGTGATTTGTACGCAGCTTCTTCATCATCTGTAGCATATACAGGGAAGAGTACGTCATTGTCCATGGTGGCTCTGTATAGTATGTGTGTCATGTGCGTCCGTGCGTGATTGTGATTAGTGAGGGTTGTACCGTATCAATACGTATATACTGTATAGTATGATTGGTATTAGAAAGAAGTAAACGATCATAGTGCTATATAAGGGTAGTGTCGTTCACTATACTTCATAGGGTAGTGGTAATCTACAAGCTCATACTCCATGCTCTTGCAGTGGTTCTCTGCATACTTCTCTGCTTTGTCTCTGTTGTACACAATGTCTGCGTCAACATCAACCTTGATAAGTATGTATAATGGTTTGACAACCCTAGTTGCGGGCTGTACATCTGGTACGTCGTCTCTTGTCATTGGTGTATTAAAACAAATGTTTGCTATTTTTTTTGCGGTTAGATACATGTCGTCCATCATAAGTACCCCGCTATCTCACAGCCGGGCTCGTCGTAGAACCAAGAAACGGACAAGTCAGGGTACTGTTCTCTCATGGCATGACATATAGCATCAGGCGGACACCATGCTGTTTGAAATGATACCTCTAACTGGTCAGGGTCGTCGTCGTCAATCGAAACATCATACGCATCCCACTTGGTATCCCAATGTTGCAAACGCCAGTCATACCATCTTTCATCTCTGAGACCTGTAGACTTGAACGTGCCGTTTGGTAATGGTAGTTCCCCTATATCAGCTTTGGTCATTCCATAGCTCATCTCGTGACCTAACGTAACTGGTGTAGTAGCCCAGTCAGGTTCTGGTATGAAGTGAGTAAAGATAGCCTCGTCCTCGAATATACCTTTGATCTTGGCAATCTGAGCACGGGTCTCGTCTGTGTCGTTGCCAGAGCCATATACTGTGACTCTGTTGTAGCAATGGTTTGGCATGATTATCTCCTATATTATTTGTTGTTGTATCTAGCAAGTAGCTTATCGAAAGCTTCTTGGTTCTCTTCTATCATAGCAGCAAAATCTGAGTTAGGTAGCTTTTGTAACAAAGTCTTAACAAACTCGTTCTCGATTGCTGATATGCCTACGATTCTGCCTGCTTTACCTCTCTTTGTAGATGGTAGCTTGGATGCTTTTGACTTAACAAGTGGACGCTTAGCTGACTTGGCTGCCATTGCTGCCTCTGCTTTGGCGATAGCATCCTTGAGTATATCTTTCTCGGCGATCTGCTCTTTGTACTCATCAGTAGCAGGCTTGTCCTCACTGAAGTCAAATACTGGTAGGTTGTTGGGTGTTGATGTTGTCATAGTATGAAAATTGGTTTGCGTGATGGTTTACGTAGGTAGTTAGAGGATACCCAGCCTTTGGTGTTTAGGTATATTTTGTATGCAGTAATACTACTGATACTCTTGTCGAACTTGATGTGCTCGGGCATGGCACGTGTGAACTCTGTGTGTCCACGCCATGCATCATAGATAGTAGCATCCTTGTACATGGATTCGTATATAAGCTCTGCCTCGATCATTGGCTTGTAACAGGCATGCACCTTGTCAAAGCGGTATGTGTACTCGTCGCACAGTGCAAACCCATGATAGATAAGCCAAGCTAGATTACAGTGATTGTCAGCAGCCCAAATGGTGCATGGATGGTTGCGGAAAGCACCTCGTTCAGTCTTGTATGGCTCACCATTGGCTCTGTGTAGTACACCTGTGTTATAGTACCACGGACTGTAGATGACTGATAGCATTTGAACAGTCTCGAGTGGCATCTTGACTACGTGCTTGTCAGGCAAGTTGATTGCTGACTGCACTGGATGTTGATGTGTAACAAATATATTCATGTCTCTAATATAGCAAAGTATTAAGCGAAGGACAAGTGATTGTCAGCAAACCAAGATTTTTGTTGATGCTTGTAATCATGTAAGTGTACGTCCTTGATGTGATCGTATATATGTTGTTTACAGTTTGTCCATGTGTCCTTCCATATTACCCAATCATAGGATAATAGTATAGGTATCATGTCTGTGTCGTCTATGTATGTGTTGAAAGCTACGTATGGCATATTTCTTCTCCTTGTTTGTTGAACTGTTTGTCTAAGTTTGGTACGTATAGTACGCCGTCCTCCTTGAGACAGGACAGCATGATATTGAACCAGTGATTGTTGGCTGTGTGTTGCTGATGTGTCAGCCCTGTATAGTATTGTTGTGACCATTGTATCATGGCATATCCTCCGATAATTTGAATACTGCGTCCCTGACTCCTTGACTGAAGGAGCATAGGTATGACATCTCTGCACGTGTGAGCTGGTTGTGTACTCTGAAATGCTCCCATGCGTCCTCGTACTTGTTTGCGATTCCATTTGCTTTGTAATTTAACATTATATAAACTCCATACTTGGTGTGATAAATAGACCAACAGCGTCTTGGTTGAACATGTCCTTGTATAACCATGCAACCTTCTCAACTGCGTCTCTGTTGCCTGTGTCGATGCTAACTATCTTGGTATCTTCCAAATCAGACTGCCATGTTCCCACTGCGTCTTGGATAGTGTAGCCGTCGAAGTGCGAGTCAAGCACCTCCTTGCAGTATATCTCCCAGTCAAGGTCAGAAACGAATCCGTCCTTGCCAATACTGCGTCCATAAGTTAAGTGATATAGCATAGCTGCGTCCTTTGATGATTGTGATGTTGGTTGATTTGTCTCATACCTCTATTATAGCAAATCATTGTGAGAATGACCTGATATATGTGAGAATGAACATGAGTCCAATAAGACTGATTGTGAATGAGTGTGAGTCCCAAGTAAGACTCACTAAATATATTGTACATACTATTTAAATATAATTACAATATTCTCCAAGTTCTGGATTTAATAATCTAGTACCAAATTCAACTTCATTTGCTTTAGTTAATTGGCAAGTCTCAAATACATCTTGAAACTCTTCTTCTGTTAATGTTAATCCTACTACATTCTGTGTATCATCATCTTCTGATAATTCATAATCTAAACCGATCGCATCTAGTAGTTCTTGACAATCAATATCTATTTCTATGTTGACAGTATATTCTTTTGTTTTATTCATGATACTTTCTTGTATGTTTTGTTTGTATTGTTATTTGTTTTGATAAACTTACTCTTACGATTGTAATTAATTGTTGATGGTAATTGCTGATAAGATACAGTCTTGCATTGATCTTGCAACATATCAATCTCTTTTGCTAGTTGTTCATAATAAGTTTTACTATGATGATAGTATTTGAAAAACTTATGATTAGGAACTGGTTTTGTGTACATATTAAGCTACTCCTAATTCTAATTGGTTTACATAATTAGCACCGTTAACATTTAAGCCTAACATTTGTAAACAAGTAATATCTTTATCGGTTAGTGTTTTCTTACCAGTTAGAGTCTGAAGTGCGTCGGCTTGGACTGGATCTGTTACATAGTGTAGTGTACGACCGAAGGCTGTCTTAGGTTGAGTCTGAATGTTGGTCATGTGTTTGTCTCCTTTTGTCTCTTACACTATTATTATAGCAGTCTATACTGAGACTAACTCAAGATTTGTCGGTTCTCACACGATTTATTTCGGACTCAATCTGCAACGCCAACAGATCGCGTCTCATGTGTCCACACAGTATCAAGTTGCGTCCATGCTGCGATGATTGTGAATCGGTGTACCGCACTTGACCAGTCTCAGTCCCAGACTCACGTAGACTACGTCCGTGTTGCGATGAGTCTCGTGCGTCGACTGCGACTCAATGAGACCAACTTACTATATTGTAGCGCGACCCATATGGGACAACTGCGACCGTGTACGTACGTATAACGACCTCACAAATTTTTACCATTTTTTACAGCTAATAGCCGGTTTAGTGGTGGTTATGGTAAGTAGATTGAGAATTATCACCTCATATGATAATAGATACAGAGGACGAGTCCACCCTTCTCCTCCCCTGTATAAGTGCGTGATCGACCTAAACCCAGTTGTGACCACTATTGTGGTCTTCTAAGCCTCTAGCCTCTCTACGCTGCTCTATATCCATACCCAACACCATATGATTAGCTGATGCTTGAGGGTCATCTAGGAACTCTTCGAGCATTGTATTCCATTCTTCTTGCTTTCTTAGGGCTATCTGACGCTCTGCACTGATAGAAAGGGCATCTGTGAAGTATTTTACCCCCTGTGCAAGGCAATCTAGCCTGTCATCGTGTTTGACTGCCCGTTTTTCACGGCACATACGACTCATTTGGTAGAATAGCATGTAGAGAAGCCGCTGTTCGGGAGCTTCAGTTGGATTACTGTTGTAGTCCCAGTCAATAACGCCACGGTCGACGATAAGACGATGCTGGTTAAGCACAGGTTCAAGAGAATCAATAATCCTGTCCTCTTTTCTAACATTCGCCCGTACTTCTTCAATAAATATCGCCTGTTTTGTGTTCTGTAAATGTTTCTTAAATAATTCGCCAACGATTCCGTCTCCAAAGTTAGTTTCTACTACAAGTGAGCTGACATCATACTTCTCACACCCCTTAAGTATGTCTAGGAGGGTAGCGTCGCTGTATCCGTCTCTGTAAGCCCGCATTTCATGTAGATAGATGAACCCGTTTCGCTGTGATAAATAAGCAGCGGTCGTTTCATCAGAGCCTCGGCCGGAGGGATCGACAGAGCAAATGGTTTCTGTGTATCCACTCCACTCCCCACTAAGTTGCATTGGAGAGTAAAAGTAATCTCCGGGGAGTCCGACGCTTGGTGCGTCTTTAATAACGTTTGCTGGGTCTGAGCACCATACGACGTTTTCGGGTGCAGAGTTAGGGTTAACGCTAGTAACAACGAGATCAGCCATCTTAAGTGGAAACTTCGCTGCATCGGATAGTGATGTATCAAGTTGAAATTGTAATAGGTAGTTTGATCTGCCCATCGAAGCCTCTCGCTCCAACAGGTCTTCATGTGAGAATCTGTCATCTGTAGGAGTCCATTCTTCGGCTCCTTCTTCGATGTCCTCTTGTATCTCAAAGGCTAGCAGTCCTTCGTACTTGGACAGCTGCTTCTTTCTTGGGTATCTTGCAGGCCAGACCAAGGGCTTGTAGTTACGCTCAGCCAACCTACGGTAAATAGTAAAAGTAGTCTGAGGAGTCCCGAGATACATAATACGGCTGTCACTTTTTGGCGTGAGGATAGATTCAGCTTCCGTACATAGTTGTAAAAGTTTTTCACGCATGAACTCCGTTAAGCTATTACCGGGTACTTCTACGTCATCCAAGATCATCAGGTCTGCACGACTACCAGTTAGCTGTCCGGTGATACCAACTGACTTAACTGACGGTGCTTGGTGTGGGCTACAGTTAACATCAAAGCTTATTCTTGACCATCTACTGTCGTCTGACTTGGGTTGGAGGTGGCTTAACCAAGGTGTGTCTATGATGAGTTTCTGTAGAAAGATAGACATGTTGTCTGCACGTTCTTTCGACGCAGAGATAATCATGACCTTTCTTTCTGGGTCATTGAATAGTGTCCATAAAACAAAGGCACCAGTAATCCAGCTCTTACCTACACCACGAAACGCCTGCACTTGCAAACGCTTCGGGCCGTTCTGTAGGTAGTCTGCTATCGCGTACTGTGCCCTCGTAGGACTCGGCAAGTCTAGCTGTGACCACAATGCCTGTAGAAACAGCTTAAAATCTTGCTGTAGTAGTTTGAGGTTATTGTCCATCTAAACGAATGTTTAATTCTAATTGATCTGGATTTTTTGGTTTTTTCTTACGTAAAAGTCTTTCTTGTCTTAGTTTTTCAGAAGGGCTGTCATCTTCAAACTTATAAGGTAAAGGCTCTCCAGTTACTTCATCTATAGTTTGCATCCTACGTGTCATAGACTCAAAACCTTTTATGTTTTGTTCTTGCATTTGCTCAAATATAAAGTCAAGAGCTTCATTAGCTTCTTGTACAGTAATTCTGGATGTAGCGTCTGCTTTTGCTTCGGGTGATGCCTCTGCAAATTTTTCTTCCATAACTACAGCCATAGAGTCATATGCTTCTTTTGTAAGTCTATTAATTATCTTACCCATACGTTTTGCTATAGCTACTCTTTCAGCTATTGTATAATTTGCATTTTTATCAATAAATTTTTCAGCATATTTACCTATCTCTTCGTTTAATCTATCATGCAAATTTTTATGTACTTTCTTTTCAAGAGGCATTAAGTTAGCAGGGTTATCACCTACAGGAAACATGTTTTCCAATAGTTGATTTAGTAATACAGCTCTTTCGTTTACATCTAACTTATCAAATAAAGCTCCAACATATCTAACAGTTCTAACATGATGAACTTCTAACTTAACATCATCAGCGACACCATCAAGACCATCTAACCATTCTTCTATTAAAGCTTTACCTTCTTTTTTAAAGTCATGTTTAGAAAATCTAGGATCAGCAGCTAAAGTTTGTATTTCTCTACGAAAGTCTTGATTTATCTCTCCCGGATATTGTAGTCTTAATCTTTCTAAACTAAATCGTCCACGCAAGTCATATAGTCTACCAATTGTATCCGGTTTACGTTTATTATAAAATGCTCTTCGTACAACTTTAAACTTCTCTGCTAAACTTGGATCTTCTATTAGATCTGAAACAGTTTTGTCTGGCTCAAGATCTAACTCAAGCTGCATACCGTCCCGTATAAGTTTATTACCTTTAGTCTCTTCGTCATAAAGTTCTTGATTTTTTTGTTCCTGAGCATCTAAAGCTTTCTTTATCTCGTTTTCTGATGGTGTTCTGTTACCTCCAGCTGTAGTATCCAGTATTAGCTCACCCTTTTTAACAATCTTATATATCTGACCTAAATCACTGTTCAATACTCTTTTCTTTAGTTCGACTAGAAAATTTTTTGCAGTGTCCGATTTAGTTATATCAAAAG